ACGCCCACAAGACTCTATATGACTGGCTCTGTAAGGTCATGGATACATTATATTGATTTACGTTCTGCACACGGTACGCAGAAGGAACATATGGAGATTGCAGAACTTGTTCGTTGCATCTTTACTTGCCAGTTCCCAGCAGTGTCTGAAGCACTTGGATGGACTCGCCAAGGTTGTTCGGAGTGTTCTGATGCACCTTCTATCACTATTGAATAAATATCCTTACATACAATGGAGGCATAAATTTGGCAACTTATCCAGTGATTAATAACCAAACTGGTGAACAAAAAGAGGTAACAATGTCTGTTACTGAATGGGACCAGTGGAAAATTGATAATCCAGATTGGACAAGAGATTGGAGTGATCCATCAACTTGTCCGGCATCAGGAGAAGTTGGTGAGATTTACGATAGACTCAAAAAATCTCATCCAGGATGGAATGATGTATTAACTAAGGCTTCAAAGGCACCAGGATCAAAAGTAAAACCAATTTAATCATTCTATGGCAAGAAGAAGAAAAGTAGAGGATCAACCAATTGGCGTTGGAATGACCGCAAAGCAAATGAAACGCAAGAAACCAATTGGTCTTGATTTGATGAGAGATATTGAACCTCTCACAGATAATCAAAAACTTTTATACAAGGCATACGAAAAAAATCAAAACGTCGTTGCTTATGGGTGTGCCGGAACAGGTAAAACATTCATCACTTTGTATAATGCTCTTCAAGATGTATTGGACGAAAGAAGTCCTTATGAAAAAATTTATATCGTAAGGTCTCTTGTTGCTACTCGTGAAATTGGTTTCTTACCAGGAGACCATGAAGATAAGTCTTCTCTTTATCAAATTCCTTATAAGAATATGGTAAAGTATATGTTCCAAATGCCAGACGATGCATCATTTGAAATGCTCTACGGTAATCTTAAAACTCAAGGAACGATTAGTTTTTGGAGCACCTCATTTATTCGTGGAACTACTCTTGATAATGCAATCATTATTGTAGATGAATTTCAGAACTTGAACTATCATGAACTTGATAGTATAATTACAAGGGTTGGTGAAAATTCAAAAATCATGTTCTGTGGTGATGCCACTCAAAGTGATTTGATTAAAACCAATGAAAAGAATGGCATCGTTGATTTTATGAAAGTTCTTCGTATTATGCCTTCGATTGATATTATTGAATTTGGAGTTGATGACATTGTTCGCTCTGGATTAGTGAAAGAATATATCCTTGCGAAAATGGAAGTTGGAGTATGAGTTTTGTTCATTGTAATTACTTAGGTGATTTAGAATTAGAAAAGAAAGAAACAAATGGCATCCGTTTGTACCATCTTCCCGATGGTCAATGGGTGCCTTCAATTACTTCTGTGACTTCTTTTTACAATCGTGATATTTTTATCAAGTGGAGAAAAAGAGTAGGACTAGAAGAAGCAAATCGGATTACTAAAAAAGCAACAGCAAGAGGAACTGATTTTCACCAAGTTTGTCAGGACTATCTTGAAAACAAAGAGCTGAACTGGGATGATTATCAACCCCTAACAAAGTTCATGTTTCATCATGCAAAACCTTATCTAGATAAGATAAATAATATTCACGCGATTGAAAGAACTCTTTATTCTGAATATCTTGGACTTGCTGGACGAGTCGATTGTATCGCAGAGTATGAAGGAGAGTTAGCAGTTATTGACTTTAAGACTTCAGATAAAATCAAACCAGAAGAGTGGATTGAAAATTACTTTGTTCAAGAAACTTTTTATGCTGCTGCTTATTATGAACTCACCAAGATTCCTCCTGTTAAATTGATTACCTTAATGGTAACTCCTGCTGGCGAAGTCAAAGTATTTGACAAAAGAAACAAATCAGACTATATTAGACTATTAGTTCGTTACATTAAAGAATTTGTACATCACAATATTAGGCCAGATGGAGAATGAATTAGAAAAAGTATTAGAAAGCAAGTTCTTCTGCCCATCAAGATTTGCACAAGAAATCGAAAATCTTGTGCAAGTTAATGTTGAAATGAACTATATTGATGCTATCATTTATTTTTGTGAGCAGAATAATATAGATTTAGAGTCCGTACCAAAACTCATCTCCAAACCCTTGAAGGAGAAGATTAAGTACGAAGCAATGGAACTTAATTTTCTTAAGAAAACTTCCCGTGCAAAACTAGTATTTTAATGATGCCCTTTGATTCATATAAATGTTATTTGTCTTTGAAAAATCATTTTACAAAAGACAGTTATGATTACTTTAAGTATTGTGGTAAATCAAGAGCAACTATTCAATCTTTTTACAAACGTAAAGATCGAATGTGGTTTGAAAAAATTTCTAGACAAAAAACAGACCAAGAAGTTGTAGATTTTTTTGTTGCTAATTTTGTATCTTGTAATGATCCTGAGTCTCTTTGGATTGGTGAAATGATTAAAGAGGGAGAATCAAGATATCAGAATTGGCAGAAAAAAGTACAATCACTTTCTTATGTCTTCAAGGAAGAGAGTCAATCTTTGTTTGAAGAAAATAAATTTGAGGATGTCTTTAAGTGCTCTAAAGGACATCCTGTTCTTTTAAAAAAGTATTTGAGTGGCAAGATTTCATTAGAAACAATGGTTCTCTTTGATAAAATCTTTGCATATTCAAAGAACTTTGATAAAAAACTTCAAGACCCGGTGTGGCAAACCGTCAGTCGTCGGATTAAAAAATATAATCCATTTCTAAATATTGATGTATTTCGTTATAAACGAATTTTAAAAGAAGTAGTTCTAGGAGAAAAATGAGTTTCTTTGATTCTGAAGTTGTTCGCGCTGAGATGACAGAAATTTCAGAGCTTCAAGAAGAAATTTATGGAAGTGTTTTTAAATTTCCTACAATGTCCAAAGAGGATAAAATTAGGCACGTAGATATCCTAGAAAAACTTTTGAACAAACAACAAATTCTCTACACACGGTTGAGTTTATCTGATGACCCAGAAGCACAAGAGATGAAGCAAAGAATTGCTGATTCTGCTCAACTAATGGGTCTTCCTGCTAATGTCGATATGAACATCATCTTTAAAAACATGACAAAAATGCTTGAAGTGATGAGAGAACAGATTGACAAAACAGGTTCCGACCTGTAGAATAACGAAGTACACAAAGGCCAAATCCCAACAAATACGAGGTACAAATGTCTAATTTTGCAAATCTGAAAAAGCAATCTTCGCTTGGTTCACTGACTGAGAAACTGGTGAAGCAAGTAGAAAAGATGAACACCACTTCTGGTGGTGCTGATGAGCGTCTCTGGAAACCAGAGATGGATAAAACTGGTGTAGGTTCTGCAGTCATTCGTTTCCTGCCTGCTCCTGATGGTGAAGATGTTCCTTGGGTAAAGATGTATACTCATGCTTTCCAAGGTCCTGGTGGTTGGTATATTGAAAACAGTCTGACTACGATTGGTCAGAAAGATCCCGTGTCTGAATACAATCGCGGTCTGTGGAATAGTGGTAGCGAAAAGGATAAGGATACTGTTCGCAAACAAAAGCGCAAACTGTCTTACTACTCCAATATCTACGTTGTAAAGGATCCAGCTAATCCTGCAAACGAAGGTAAAGTGTTTCTCTTTAAGTATGGTAAGAAGATCTTTGATAAGATTCTGAATGCTATGCAACCTGAGTTTGATGATGAAGATCCAATTAATCCTTTTGACTTCTGGCAAGGTGCAAACTTCAAGATTAAAATCGTGAAGAAAGATGGTTATTGGAACTATGATAAGTCTGAGTTTGATCGTGTTGCTCCTCTCCTGGATGATGACGATGCACTTGAAGCACTTTGGAAGAAAGAGTATTCTCTATCTGCAATCACTGCTCCAGATCAATTCAAGTCATACGAAGATCTTGAGAAGCGTATGAATTATGTTCTTGGCATTGGTGGAACCAATACTCCAACTCAGTCTCGTGCTGTAGCAGAGCAAGAAGATGAGTACGAATCTTACAGTGCTCCAGTGAGTCGTGAAAGCAAAGTGATGGAAGAGCTTGAAGAATCTTACAATCGTAGTAAGTCTCCTTCACTTCCTAAGATTTCTTCGGATGATGATGACGAAGATGATGCTCTTGCCTACTTCTCAAAACTTGCTAATGATTGATCATTCATAAAGTCTAGCATTATCACCACGCTTAAGGTTCTCAGAAACATATTGCTGAGAACCTTTTTTGTATGGCATAATGCTATCCATATCATTAAAGACGATATTCAGGTATCTTGCTTTGAGTACATAGATATTTCTTTTTTCTTCTTCAAGATTTTTTTCATATTCATAGTTTGTGATTGGAGTTAAAATATTAGAGGAAGAAAGAGTTACATTATAACCCAATCCCTCATCATAAAATTCATAGTAACATGAAGATGGTAAGATAGTTGATGAAGAAATTGATGATGTTTCTGGAATAGTAAGAAGAACTTCTTCTACGATTGGATCTGCCAGAGTAGGCAATGCAACTCTAGGGACAAATGGCAATTCAAATCTAAATCCATTAGGGGGCAAAATTTCAGTGATTACATGATTTCCATTATATTGACTTTCTGTAACGTTATTGATAGTTATTTGTGTACCAACTTCAAGACTTGATATTGGATTTGCGGTGTATACTGTAACTATTTTTGATGGTTTGATAGAATCTCCTGAAGAAATTCTATTAATTTTTGTATTAATTGTCGTAATAAAATTGCCGTTTGTTCTCCAGGTATTTGGCATTTTTGTTCCACCTTGGAGCACAGTTACTCCTGCAGAGTTTTTAATTTCTATTGTTTCATAATGATGAATGTTTGAATAAAGATTTTCATAAGTACCATATTTTTCAAGCATGACTTTATCAAAAGTTGCTTGAGTCATGGGCCATTCTGTTTGAACATTCAGAATATTATTTGAAAGGAGAATTATCCAATCTAAAGTTTCATCTCCATAGAATTTATATGCAACATTGTCAGGTCTGTCGTCACCTATAATTGAATATTTTTCAAAGTATGAAAGATTTCCAAAAATATCTTGTCGAAGATTTCCTCTTTTAAATAAGTTTTTTACGGGAATATAATTTGGTATTGTTTTTCCATCAGCATTGCGATTGATGTATTCAAAGTTGGGTACTTGTCTGAAGTAAGAGGCCATTTTTAGAATCCGATATGAGTATCTGAATTGCCACCAGGAACCAAATTTTTATAATCATCATCAAATAGGGGTTCAATTTCTCCAAATGTTAGAGTTATATCATATTGAGTCATTGCACCATCTTCATAGGTTGCATAGTTTCCTGCAGGAGTGTAATTAACCATGCAATTTTGCAATGCACAAGTTTTAATTTGATTTATATATGGGTGATCTTTTCCTTTATGCAAATACTTAATGTCAAAGATATTTGGTGTTTGTAAGAATAGAGTAGATTCTGATCTTTTTACTGACATTCCTTGTTTGAAAAACCTAATTATTTTTCTTATCATTTCTGCTTCTTTTTGTTCTCTTGCAGATAATGAAAAATTAAAAGTAAAGGAACGAAGAGATGGGCCACTAAAGAGTAGTTCTAAATTGTTATTTAAAACTGCTCCAGTCGCTCTTGTTAAGAAGTCTTGATTGGCTCCAGTAGCACCTCCAGCAAAATTTGCTGCTATCATTTTAGAAATGTCACTTTTATTTTCTCTTATTCCTTTAACAATAGTGTTTAAAGACTCTTCTGCACCTTCACCACCTTTTGCTATTGTTGAAAGTGCGGCTGCAGATCCAGCCGCTTGTATTGCATTCATTGAAGACTCTCCCCACGATACTCCATTGGAATCTGAAATTCCTGGTTGTATTGGAAGAGTTACCCTTCCCATAACAGAACCTTTATCAACTGCTTTAAAAGCTCCAAGATCACTTGTTAACTCTACCTTTTTTGGTTTATATCTATACATTGAGAACATGATGCAATCTTGAAGACTAAAGTTTGCATCTATTGGATATTTGTAGTTTTTATCTCCATAAGATTCTCTTACTCCACCTGCTGCGTCTGATATTTTCAAGTCTTGTAATGTCTTGTTAAAATCTTGAGGATTGGCTGTTTGCTGGTCTCCTTTTTGAGATACTTCAGATGGCGAGGCAGTATTGTTAACTTTTGGAGCACCTTTGAAGAGAGTTTCTTTTTGTACTGGAGTGAAACTTTTATTAATGTATGCTGCTCTTTGATTATCTGCTTCTTTTGATACATCATTTATTAAAAATTTTTGATAATCTGGCGATAGTTTTTTTCCTTCTTCTGTTAAAACTGGTTTCCAATTGCTTGATTTTGATGAAGTCATTACAAGAGTTCGTGGACCCTTTGGACCAAAAGGAAGTTGATATGTATCCATCGCAGCATTTTCTTTATTCACGTTAGACACAAACAAATTCGTTGGTTTGTTTGGAACATTATTATTAGTAACTCCGTATTCTAAAGCCTGAACTTCTGCCATCAGAACTCCTCCTTACTTGCAAAAGGATTAGTCATCTCAATTTTTTGTAGAGTATGAGACATTTATAGGAGTTTTTTATTTATTTAGACGGAATTTTGCATAAGGTATTGATAACATTTCATCAAGTTCGTCATACTTTACTACATGAAGTTTTCCTGCAACTTCCTCCCAGGTATATTGTCTACCTTCTCTCCAATGAAAATTGATTGCTTTAAATCCCCATCTCTCCAATGAAGTGCAAGCAATTAGTGGATGTTGGTCATATTCAATATCAGGTGTCTTTGGGTTGTATATAAATGTATAGAATTTTCCTGGTTCTGGATATAATACTTCTTCCTTTAAAGTATCCATAATAATCAACATCAGGTCTTCTGGGTCATTAGTTCCTGCATCTGAAATTTTCTTTTTTAGTTCTCTCATTCGCGGAGGAACATTAGTATACTTACCGAAACCTTCTGCCATTACTTGATACCCAATTCTTCTTCTGTAATGACTTTGAATTCTAACATTCTATCTGAACACCACTCCTGTGCAGCTTTCCACTTTGCTTGATTGACTGCATAAGTTCTACATTCGTGGAGGTATGATTTAGTGACTCTTGACTTTTGTTTTGGTGGAACTGTTTGTTTCTTTGGTTTCACTTCAATCACATAAGTCTTAATATTTCCCGATGACTCTTGGACTTTGATAAGGTAGTCTGGAAAGTATCGATGGACTCTGCCATCAACTGGCGATACATATCCAATATAAAATTCTTCGGATGCCCAGGATATAATACTTGGGTTATGATCGCAGTAATAACAAAATTTTCTTTCCCAACTACTTCTACAAATTATATTATTTGCATCACCTTTATACTTTTCTGGATAGGATGGTTTGTAGATACTTTTAAGACTTTCTGCCATTTTCCAGCATACATAATAATATAACAGTAAAAGTATTTATAGATGCCAGCAGCAGCGCCGAATCCAAAAAATTATAATGTATCTGAAATTAAATCTTTTTTACTGCAACCTGCATTAACTTCTAATTATGAGGTTTATATACCAGAACCACCACAAAAAGCAAAAGATTTTATTGGAAAGATAATTCCATCAAATCAATCTGAACTTTTGCGCTTAAGTTGTTCTGAAGCATCTTTACCTGGTTCATCATTAACAACCCATGAATTGAATAATGATTTTACTGGAGTAACTCAAAGACATGCATATAGAAGATTGTATGATGATCGTATAGACTTTACATTTTATGTAAATAAAACCTACGATCAAATTCGTTTTTTTGAGAGATGGCTGCAATTTATTGTTGGAGAACAAATTGCTCTGAAAGAACCAACTGCTTTTTATAGGGTTAGTTATCCAAAAGACTATAAGACTACAGTGTATATTAGAAAATTTGAAAGAACAGCAAAAGCAAATACTGGTAAGGATAAAGGCGGTTCGTTGCAAGCACCAGTTGTAAACCAATCTTATACTGGTCAAACATTGCTTTATGAATTTATCAATGCCTTTCCAATTTCTGTAAACTCAATGCCAGTTTCTTATGACTCATCTCAATTATTAAAATGTACTGTTGCTTTTAGTTATGATAGGTATATTATGAATGATGTATCTACATCCCCATCAGACTCAAGTGAACCTGGACAATCTCCAGCTGCAGGAGTTCCTTTCACTGGAAACGAAACGTTTGGAACAGATGCTGGTGTTCCTGGATTAAATCTGACGGGAGTAAATGCTCTTAATATTGCTCCTAATAAACTAAACAGGCAAGTTAATATTGGAGCAGGAACTCAAGAAGAGTTGTTGCAAATTAATCAAAATATAGCATAATAAATAAAGTACCTGAATTGTTTTAGGAGATTATGCCTTTACCAAAAATTGCAACTCCAACTTATGAGTTGGAATTACCTTCTACTGGTCAGACTGTAAGATATAGACCATTCTTAGTTAAGGAAGAAAAACTTTTAGTAATTGCACTAGAGTCTGAAGATACAAAACAGATTACTACAGCAATCAAAACAGTTATCAAAAACTGCATTGAAACTAAAAATATCAAAGTGGAAGCACTTCCTACGTTTGATATTGAATTTTTGTTTTTAAATATTCGAGGCAAATCAGTTGGTGAAGAAATTGAAGTAAATATAATTTGTCCAGACGATGGTGAGACGACTGTTCCCGTAAAAATTAATGTTGATGATATTCAAGTTCAAAGAAATGATGAACACACCAAACAAATCAAACTTGATGATAGTCTAATGATGGAGATGAAATATCCTTCATTGGATCAGTTTATTAAAAATAATTTTGATTTGTCGAATAATAATGCAATGGAGCAATCTTTTGAACTCGTTGCTTCTTGTGTCGATAAAATTTATAATCAAGATGAAGTGTGGAGTGCTGCGGATGTAACTAAGAAAGAACTGATGGAATTTTTGGACCAAATGAATTCAAGTCAGTTTAAGCAAATAGAAACTTTCTTTGAGACAATGCCTAAACTTGCACATACAGTTAAAGTAAAAAATCCAACTACTGAAGTTGAGAGTGAAGTTGTTCTTGAGGGGTTATCAAGTTTTTTCGCATAGGAATGGTCCATATGGACCTTGAAAACTACTTCAGACTTAATTTTTCGTTAATGCAGTACCATAAATATTCATTGACGGAAATTGAAAATATGATTCCTTGGGAAAGAGACGTTTACGTTGAACTTCTTAAGCAACATATAGAGGAAGAAGAGTACAAACAACAGCAACAAAGTAACAATGGCTGGTAATCCAACTTTACCTAAAGAGAATATAGATGAGGTAATTTTAGGATTACTAGCCCTAGAACCTAATGAGGTTGATGAACTTAGTTATGAAAACTATAATTCATATTTAAAAGAACTCCTGGTTGAGATTACTTCAGGAAGAAGAAAGATTGATAGTGGAGAAACTGAATTAGTTAAGAATGAATTTAAGAGAGTAAGAGGAAAGAAAGGTAGATTTAGAATTTCTCCAAAGAGTTCCAAAGTTACTGCAACTGGACTTGGACTTGGTGGAATTCGCAAACAAATTAAAGGAGCGCAAAGTAGATTGATGCTTGCTCCTGTTGGCGGAGTGCCAAAGGGAAAGACTGAATTTTTAAAAGGAAAAGATAACGATTCTGATGTTTTATCAAGAATCAGCAATACATTAGATTCTATTCTTAAAACTCTAACTGATATTAATAAAGAAAGTAAGAATAGAAGTGATAAAGAAAGAAGAGACGCAGAAGGCAAAAGAAGAGCAGGTAAAGAAAAAGAGTTTGAATCTAAAATTTTTGATGGCGTTAAAAATGTAGTTAAGGGGATCTTAAAACCATTTGAATCTATCTGGGATAGAATTGTAAAATTTATTACTATGGTATTATTGGGTAGAGCACTACTCAAACTTCTTGATTGGTTTGCAGATCCAAAAAATCAAGGAAAGATACAAAGTATCATTCGTTTCTTTAAAGACCATTGGCCAACTCTCTTAGCATTATACTTAAGATTTGGAACTGGTATTGGTAGGTTCGTTGGAAAACTTGGTGGTATATTAATTAAAGGTGCTTTTAAACTTGGAGCACTTGCAGCAAGACTTGCCGCAAAAGCAGGACTTAAAGGTTTTGCTGGTGCTGCTAAATTTTTAGGTGGTCCAAGAGGAAAAGCAATAGCAACAGTTGCTGGAATTGCTGCTGATGTTGCTGTAACTGCAGGTACTGCTGCTGGAATTGGTGGACTTGCAAGTGGTGATATTAAAGTACCTGGTTTTTCTGGTGGTGGATGGAGTGGTGGAATTAAAAATTTCTTTGGTAATATGTTTAGTGGTCTTGTAAAAGGACCAAAAGGAAGAGATAAAGTTCCTGCGATGCTTACTGATGGTGAGTTTGTTATGTCTGCTGGAGCAGTTCAGAAATATGGAGTTGATACTCTTGAATCGATGAATGCTGCTGGTGGTGGAACTAACGTTCCACAACTTGCATCTGGAGTTACTTTTGCTGAAGGTGGTGGTTATATTGGTGGTATTGGAGAATTAAGAAGAAAGTATGATGCAAAACACGGAGAGGGTGCATATGAAAAAGAAAGTGCTAGAAGAAGAGCAGTTGCGAATGCAACTCCAGAAAGATATAATTTACCTCCACTAAAAACTGGAAATCAAGAATATTTAAAACAACTTAAAGAGAGAGCGAAAAAACCAGCTCCAAAGGCTCCAAAGGCTCCAAAAGCTCCAAAGGTTCCAAAGGCTCCTCAAATAAACATTAAAGCACCAACTATTACTCCATCTGTAGACCCAAAAAGAGAAGCAGAAAAGGAAGCAAGAAAGAAAGCAAGAGCAGAATATAATAGTATTATAACCAATATGGGTCATCCAGATTATGATAAAGCTTGGAATGATCCTAAATTTTTAGATTCTCTAAAAGCAAAATATAGAGCACAAGCAACTCCAACTCCAACTCCAAAATCTGGAACTGGATATAAACCATATGTTTCTCCTTTTGCGGGTGCTCGTGATGCTTCTTTTAGAAAGGCACAAGGAATTACAGGCGCTTCAATGTCTTCCGCAAGAACTAAATCTCAATTGATTGGTAGAGGTGGTGGTGGATTATCTAAACCAAGTGGGGTATATCGTGGCGAAGGTGCTAAAATGGTTGGTGGGTATGGATTAAAACAGCAATCATTTAAGGATGCACCTTCCACTCAAATTATCAAAAATGAAAAAGGACAAAATGTTGTAGGATATAAAGCAATGAAAGGTGGGAAAACCACCTATGTTCAGGGCCCAAAACCAGGGACTGGAACAACAAATATTTTTGAAAGAATGGGTAGAATGATAAACCCAAATGCTTATAAACAAAGTGATGAGGCAGCAGCTCAGAAAAAATATCAACAAGCATCTGCGGGTTCTATTGCATCATTAAAAGCAAGAGGTGCAAGTCAAACAACGATTGCAAGAAGACAAGCAGAACTAAAGAAAGGTGTAAAACCACTTCCCAAACCAAAACCAAAACCAAAGTACAATCCTGCAGGTGGAGGAATGGGAGGTGGAAGAGGTAGTGGCGCAAAACCTGCTAATGGTCAAAAACCAAGAAGCCAAAATCCAACTCATAGTGCAAAGTCAACAAGAACTGCAAGAAGTACATTAGGAGTCAATAAGAAATAATGGCTAAACTACTTCCTTCTTCAAACTCTGCTATTGTTAAATATCAAAAGTCTGCTGTGTCGAATACTATTCGACCAAATAAACTATTAAATATTCGCTCAAAAACGACAGCAGTAAAGGGCGAAGTTGCAAAAGAACCTCCTAGACTTTTAGGAAGTTCACTTTCTGATATTGAGAAAAAAATAATTCAGGTTGATAAACTTTTAAAAGACTCTTTGCTACTTTCTAAAAAAGAAGATGAAACAAAAAGAAAAAGTAAGGAGAAAGAAAAGTTTGAAGGAAAAGAAAAAGAACTGGAAAAGAAAAAACCGCTGATAACCAAAGGAGTAAAATTACCATCTCCACCAAAGATTGGATTCTTAGGTTGGATTAAGAACTTTATTACCCAAACTATTCTTGGATTTTTTGCAGTTCGTTTAATTGATTTTTTACCACAACTTTTAAAGATTCTTCCAGTCATTATTAAGGTTGGAGATTTCTTTATTGATGTTGGTGGTAAGATGCTTGATGGACTTATAACATTTGTTGACTGGGGTTATAAGGCAATTGATGGAACACGTCAATTTATAAA